CGTGAGGTCCACCCACTCGGTGCCAAACTTTGTCAGCCACAAGTTGATGAGCGTCTCCACCTTGGTGTTGAACACGTCACTGTTGAGGTCGCGCTCAGACACTTTGTCTACATCCGTGATGACGCCACCCGGAGCGTGGATGGTGCCTGTGTTGCCGAAGGGTCCGCCCGTGCTTATGCTTGGCTGGATAGTGAATGGGCTACCTTGCGCGGTCACAATATTCATTTCACCGAGTGGTCCTTGTTGCGCTTGTACGAGCGGTTGGCGCTGGCTGGCACCGCCTTGAGGTTGTTGCGCGTCGTCGTGCCGCCCTTGGACAGCGGCTTCTTGTGGTCAACATCCTTGCCGTCGCCTTTGTGCACGACACCTTCGCGCTCCAGCATGGCTCGGGCTTTGTTGCGTGCGGCTCGGCGCTTCTTGACCTCGGGCTTCTGGTCGTAGGCGGGGTAGGCTTCGCGGTCAGCGGGGTTTTTGTAGGGCATGACTTACTCCTTCAATGTTTCGGGTTGAACTCGCAGCCGGTGACTTGGCACCATTTGCATAGGGGGGTTTGTGTGGGGTTCCACACGCCAGTCTCGTAGCACTGTTCGATGCGGGCCGTGCGCTCGCGGTACTTCCACCACGCCTGATCCTTCTGGTCGCGCTCCATCTGCATCTTCACCATCGAGTTCTTGACGATGAACATCAGCGCCGAGTTGACCTTGCGGATGTGCGGGTAGTGCTCGAAGACCATGATCGACATCAGCACCAACTGGTCCCGGTCGGGGTACTTGTCGTTGCCCGTCTTGTAGTCCACCACCCACGCCGTGAGGTTCTCGTCGTCAAGGATCAGGAGGTCAGCGATGCCGCGCACCCACACGTTGGGGGCAAACCAATCGACAGGCTTGAGGTCTGCATCCAGCGCCATCTGCTGCTCGGCCAGCTTGCGCCCGGGCTTTTTGATCAGCGCGTCGGCGATTTCCTTGAACTGCGAGTGCTCAGGCGGCAGCGGCTTGCCGTCACGAACGTACAACTCCAACGACTCGTGCACCTGATTGCCGTAGCGCGTTGCCTCGGTCTCTTGGAACGGATAGTTCTTGAGCACCTTGACCTCGTGGTACCGCCGCTGGCAGCCCTCGAAGTCTTTGAGGGATGAGTGTGACCAAGCTGGTTTTTTCATGGTTTGGCGAGGAATTGAAGGACTTGTGCAGCGGAGTCGCCGTAAAAGGTGTCAACCGCGTACGCATCAAATGGGCGATAAAGGTGCCAGCAAGCGCCGTCTCGCACCACTTCCCACCCTTGCAGTATCGCCAGCGATGTCACAGCGTCGTCATCCCATTCAGAACTTGGCGCTGTGGACTGCATCGTTGAGCCTCTTGGAGAACTTCTCGACGAAGACCTCGTCAGCGGACAGCGGGTGCTTCATGTCGTGCAGGATGGCGTGCGTCAACTCGTGCCAGAAAGTGTGGGCCATGACACGGGGTGACACAAGGTCTCGGGTGTACGGCGCGCGCTGCGCCACGTAGATGCTGGCGTTGCCGTAATGGATGCCGCCGTAGTGTCGGTGGCTGATGGCGTGAGGGGACACGTTGATCGTGTACTTGGTGCGGCCCACTGTGACTTGTTTTGGTATCTCCATTGCTTCTCCTTAGTTCTTGGCTAGGCCATATCGGCGGTGTGCGCCACCGTCAGCGGCCAGAGGTATCCCCGGCATGTAACTCGGCTCCATGGTCATTCGCGCCAAGACCCAAGTCTTAGCGTCGGCGACCTCTTCATCAGGCACAACTGCAATCAGTTCGTCATGCACCGTGCCTGCTATGGGGTACTTCTTGTTCACCCGTAGCATCCCATCCGTCATCACGATCCGCGCCGTGCCCTGCACCACGTTGTTCGTGATCTTCCCCGGGTACAGCTTGGTCTCGTCCGCGCCATACACCCACTGCAACTGCTTGGTCTTCTTGTCCTTGACTTGCCGCAGGTTCGGGTACAGGAGCCGCATGCCGTTGGGCAATACGATCTCCTCCTTTTTGAAGGTGAGGCATTTATACACGACCTCTTCGCCGCCGACAAGGCTCTTCAATAGAAGCTGCCCCATCAGTTCCCAGAAGGCCACCACGGGCCACGCCGTGGCGCGATAGATGTCGATGATTCGCTTGGCCGCCACGCAGTGCGTGAGCAACTCCTCGTCGGTGCAGGTGTGTGGGATGTCCAGCATCTTCTGGACGTTCTCCTCGTTGTTTAGGAAGCGCTCGACGTACTCGCGGTTCACCCCCAGCTTTTGTGCAAACGGCTTGCTGTAGCGCACGGGCGGGGCCCCGAGGAAGCCAACGAGAAGCTGCGCGGCAAAGCTCGCCCAGCCAAGGCCATACCCGCACCCGAGCAACGCGCTCTTGGCCGACTGCCGCAGGTCTGGGTGGGTCTCTTTGGTCATGCCGGGGATGCCGAACATCTGCGCGCCGAACTGGGCGTAGGCATCCTGCCCCGACTTGAAGATGCTAAGAAGTTCGTCGTAGTCAGCCAGCCATGCCAGCACCCGGGGCTCGATCTGGGACAGGTCGCCCACCACCAACTGGTGCCCCTCGGGGGCCATGATCGCCTTGCGCAGGAACGATCCGCGCTTTAGGTTCTGCATGTTGATGGCACTCCCCTTGGAGGCGGTCCACCGCCCAGACAGCGCGCCGTAGTAGGACAGGGGCACGGGCAGCTTGCCACGCCGGGAGATGTCTAGGAATCGCTGGGCCCGGGTTCGCTCGGTTGTGGACTTAACCTTAAGGCGCGCCTCGCATAGGAGCGCCACGTCCTCGTTGGACCCGTTAAGTAATGCCTGAAAGAGGGCGTCGTTTTTCGCCAGCGCAAGGGTCTTCTTGCCAGTTGTCCGACTAATCTTTGTAGGCGGCTCAACCCCAAGCGCGTGGAGCGCTTGTGCAAACTTTGGGTTCGACGCCAGAACAGCCTCGTCCACGCCGAGCTTTTGTAAGAGTCCTTCACGTTTCGTCTTCTCCTCAACAAGGGCGTTCTCCAGCATGTCGGAGTCAAGCTCCAGCAGCGGGCGGGTGTACATCTTGAGCGTCATGTCGATCAGGCGTAGCTCGCTCTTGGGGTAGCCCGCGCTCAGTCGCTTGAATATTTCTTCACATAGAAAGACATCGTGCTTGCAGTACTCCGCAAGTTCTCCCTCAATCTGATGATCCAGTTCACTGAGTCCATCAGTACTGTGTACGGCTCGCCCTTTTTCGGGAAGACCAAAATCTCCTGCGAGTTTGGCAAGGGAATTGCCAACCTCCACGCCGCGTAAAGCTCGCGCCATTGATAGCGTGTCGAAGATGAATGCTGGTACAACCCCGTAGTGCCACCCCAATATGGAAACGTCGAATTGGGCGTTATGCGCAAGGACGGCGGTTCGTCCCCAGTCGATTCCAGAAACGTACTCAGGTATGTCATCTCCTCGAACCCATCGAATGGGGTCAGCGCTTCCAAACTCGTGTACGCAGAAACCGAATGCCTTGAATCGGGGATCACGGATGTACTCCTCAGTGGTCAGCTTCGACAGGGTGTAGTCCGCCTTCGACCAGCGCGTCTCGAAGTCAATCGCTAGGATGCGGTCAAACGGTGCACTCAATTCAATCTCCCGCAGTCAGGCGCTTCGGCCTTTAATAGTTCTTCGTGTAGCGGCATGGCCGTGTGCAGCATGCCGTTGGCCTCGTACTCGTCCGCGTTGATGCGAACAATCGTCTGGCTATCAGCGTCGCAGAAGATCAGCACGCCCTTGACGGTGGAGTCCCGGCGGTACAACTTGGAGAGAAGCGGCAGCAGCGAAGCGAAGCTGGCTTGCGCCGACTCGTCCATGTGCTTCACGTCCTCGGTCAGGTCAGCCATGCACTTGGCAGCGAGTTTAGGGTCCATGTTTTATTTCCTTGAGCGTTTTGATGAGCGGCTGAAGTTCGTGCAGGTTGGTCTCGCGCACAACCAGTGCGACGCCGCCGCTGTCCACGATGCGGGTGATGTTGTCGTCCTGCAAGGCCGTGGTCTTGCCCTTGCCTGCCTTGGCCTCGATGGCGAGGAAGCAGCCGTTCACGCAGCACAGGAAGTCAGGCACGCCCGAGTTGCCATAGCCCGTGCCGATCGGCATCGCGTAGTACACGCCGTGCGCATCGAGGATGGCGCGGATTTGCTTTTTTACTTTTGCTTCTGGTGTGGCTGCCATGTCAGGGCTCCGCGTGAAAACGATACCAAGTGCCGTCACACTTGACGTACCCCGATACCGTCTTCATGCCTTCGTTGCGGATTCGGTTACCGTACACCATCTGCCAGTCAACAGCAGCCACCTCATCAAACGTGAAGAACGGCTCGCTGCGGTAGTTCCGCATGAACTCGTCAAGCTCGTCGCCTTTCAAGTACTTGAACTGGCCCTCGTCCTCGATCATCACGCCGTTGCGGCGCAGCGTGTTGTATTTGTCGCTGGCGTCTATCCGGTCTTTGGCGATCTTGGTGACGTGGGCTAGCTCGTCTTTCTTCAGCCTGTACAGGTCGGCCGTGTCTTGGAGCGCCACTTCAAGCTCCTTGACCCGCGCCTGTAGGCGCTGGATGTCGCTGTATCGCTTGCCGCGTTCAAGCGGTTTCTTTTTCCATTCTGCTGTCATTGTTGGTTCTCCATTAAAAAGTGGGGGGATGTGTAGATTCAGCGCCCCCCGCCGCTGTAACTTGGAGTGAGTAGGACATACTTCAGTAAGCAGTCGGCTTGCCCTACTCACCAACGCGCAGTCGCATCTACAAGGCTTGTGCGCATGGACCAACGTGTGCCGACAGTTGACTCTTAGAAAGGTGCAGGTGGCAGGTCGGGCTTCTTCGGCTGCGTGCGCTTGCGGTTGATCTTCTCCAACAGCTTCGCGTCCACACGATCGAAGGGCCACCACGTTCCTGCCATCACCTGCTCCTCAACGCTTTTCTTCTCCGAGATTTTGCTTGTAAAACGCTTGACCATCAAGCAGGCTTTCGTATTGCTCGGCGCGTCCAGCACGCGGCGCACAACCATTTGGTTGCGGACATCTGCACGCCGCCCTCCGGGGGCGTATCTCTCTGACACTTGTTGCACAGTCGCAGCGGATGCTGGGGCTGGGTGCTGGACGACTTTGGCAAAACAAGTTGCTGACTGACAAAGCTCATTTTTTTAACACCTTTACTTTTCTGTACGACTTGACTCCCGCCCGGGTGGCGATGGTGCTGATCATGTTGTCGCTCAAGCCGAACTCAGCCGCCACGACGGCGTGCTTGACGCCCTGCTTGAGCAGGGCAACTATTTTCTCATTGCGTCGAGTCAGCGCCACCCGCTTGGCAATCGTGTCGCTGTGCGGGAACAGGTACTTCTTGATGGTCTTGGTCATCCCATCGTCGATCTCGTACGTGGAGAAGCGATGCTTGCAGTGCAGGCACTGACGCCGACGGCGCAGGAAAGTCTCGATCATTCGCGTATCCAACACCGTCGTGTCTCGCCCGCACTTAATGCAATTCACGCTCGCTCCACCACAACACGACACCAAGGGCCCCGATCAGGGCCACGCAGATGGCGAGCAGCAGAAGGACTAGGAAGAAGGTCAGGGTCATGCGAGCGCCTTTATTTTTTCTGCCAGCACCCTGATGTACTCGCGTGCTTGTTCGACAGGAACTTCGGCGTGATAGAAAATCAGCGCCGCTTCCACAAGTTTCGGGCTTTGCGGGGTGCTGGTGAACACCGCCCACAGGTACTCTCGTTTTGCGCTCATTTCAAACCTCCGTACATTGACCACTCCCTAGCCTTCTCCACCATGAACAGCCCCTCGGCCCGGGTCATCTTGGAGGAGCGCACAAACAGTTCGCCCTCCCAGTCGTAGGCGATGATCATCACATCGCTCAGGCCACCATCCTCACACATATCCAGTGCCGACTTAAGCGCCTGCTCTGGGGTGTAGTTCACGCTGGCTGGCAGATGGGTTACTTTCTCGTTGTTCATCAGTACCCCCACCGGATGCGAAAGCACACCAGATAGAGGTGCAGGACAAACTCGTTGCCGCCGCTGAAAAACCCCACGGCAAAGCACGGCCACAGGCGCGGGAAAAACTCGGTGGTCAGGTGCAAACTTTTTCTCATACCTTCTCCTTTGCTGCTGCAATCGCCCTTCGTGCGACTTTGTAGTGAATTCGGCTGTCCTCGGGCAAGTCAATTATTTGTTCCAGCGCCTCCAGAAGTTGCGCGTTCACGCTGTGCAGGTGGCGCAGTTCGGCGGCCCGCTTTACGTTTTCACGCTCGCAGCCGCTACGTTTGCAAAATCCCCCACACGATGAGCATTGACGTTCAGTCATACCCCACCCCCGGGTCAGGCATCGTTACCTCCGCGACGTAGATTGGGCGCGCCGTGTCCTGTTCTGGTTGTGGAAACGCTCTTGCTCCTTCTGAACCACAAGCAGGACACTCAAAATACTGCCAACCTTTTAGGGACAATCTTTCGGCGTGCTCCTGCTTCTCGGCCTGCTCAATGGCGAGGCGCAGGGCGGTGATGGCTTCGGCTGATTTTTGGGGTACATGTTCGCGGCCCAAATTGTGGAAGTGCAGCGCCTCCAGCGCTTGCTTCATGGCGTCGATGCTCATCCCAGCACCTCGTAGAGCACGAGGCCCACCGCCACCACGACTAGCCAGAACTTCAGGTTGAACAGGAAGTCCGCACGCTTTTCGTCTTCGTTCATTGTTCCCTCGCTTTCAGCATCGCGTCGGCCATTTCATACGCAGTTAACGCAGTGAACTTCGTTGCCGCCATGTCATTCGTGGTGTGTTCAGCTACAGCCTCTCGCCAGTCCGCGCTACTGATCAGTCCCTGCATCGCCTTGGCCGCGAAGTAGTCGCGCAGGGTCATGCCTTCTTCATTCACCATCACCTTCCGTTCAAGGTCATACGCCTCACACGGAAAAGCCGGGCCCCCGGTACTCATTTCACCCTCCGCACGACAGGCTCCCAGTGGGTCTCGGGCACGCGCTCAGGTGGGGGCGGGGTCATCTTCTCGCTGGGCGGTGTCCAGCCAAACCTGCGCCACGTGGCCTGCACGTCAGCGCCTCGTGTGTAGGAGAACTTGATGTCGGTCACGCGCACGCTGGGCATGGTCAGGCTGGGGTGATGCGTTTCTTTGGTCATGGCGCTTTCCTTTCAGTTGAAAATCTTCTGGAGTTCTTCGTACACGGCCTTGGCCTGAATGACGGACAACCCGTTGAGCACATCGGTCGGAGACCACGCGCCGGGCGCGGGGCGCAACACCAGCGAAGGCGCATTCTCCTCCACCATGGGCTTGCTGCGCCGCACAACTTTCATCTGCTTGCGCTGCGCCCTACGCGCAGCCTTCTCCTCCTGCAAGCGCTGTTGCTGCTTCCTGAACGCGCTGGGGGACTTGAGCGGTTGGTACTCAGCGACGATTGTGCGCATCCCTTTGGAGTCTCCTTCGGCTGCACCCTGCGCCAGCATCGAGGCGAGGATCGAACTGACCGAGGTGCGGTTGAACCCCTTGGCCTCCAGCGCGCGGATGGTCTCCATGCGTGTGCATCCGGGGTTGTCGCGCACGTAGTTGAAGGTCTCGCGAGACACGTTGTTGGTGGGTGCGAACAGATGTTTCATTGGTTTCTCCTTGGGTTGCGTGGTTGCGGTTTCAGTGATGACGGCTGCGCCGCCTTCGTCGTCCCAGTCTGCCGGGATGGCAGGCTGGTTTAGGGTCGCCTCGGGGAGAGGCATCACGCTTTTTTGCGCGAGCGCAGATTGCAAAGCGTCTTGTAAAGAAGGCATGACCGTTCCTTTCTCTTTGGTCTGGGTAAGTTGTTTAATGTGGGCGACCCACTCCGCGATCTCGTGCTTGCGATACAGCGGGACGTTGCGTTTGCCACAGCGCAGTACGGGGGCGGGGGCTCCAGAGTGCTGATGCGCCATGCGCCCGTACCACTGCGGGGTTACCCCCGCTGCCTCGCAGCACTCTCTGAGGTTGAACAAGGGCGAGTGTTTGATGCCCGCCTCCTTGTCTGCCAGCCTGCGGTAGTGCATGGCAGCAATAGACTCGTATTTCACATATCACTCCTTTCGCAGGTCAAAAACTGAACTTGTCGAGGATTGCATCGACGTTCTTCTTCACATCGTCACGCACAGCAGCGTTCTTGCGCAACTCGGTGGGGGTGACATTGCACAGCAACTGCTCC